TAACACACACTTTAAACAAGTAATGAAGAATGCAGAAGACTTACAAGAAAGAAAAAGATACTATGTTTCAACTATGGGATTCAGTAATGTTAAAGAAGTTATTACTGGTAAAGAAACAGAATTAAAGAAAGCAGAAAATTATGATAGGTTCTCAATGGATAACCTAGTTGCATACTGGAAAAACAAATCTTCCAAGAGATACGAAAAACTCTTGACAGATGGAAGATTACGAACTAAAATGGAAGTATGGAATGAAAATCCAGATGATATAGATATTATTAGATAATGCGGGAGTAGTATAATGGTTATTACAAGAGGTTTCCAACCTTTAGATGAAAGTTCAATTCTTTCCTTCCGCTCCAATTTATTATGACAAGTGATATAACAGTAGTAGATGTGACATTGGTAATGTTAATTATAGCATGGGTATGGTATGAAACAAGAATCAAATAAAATAGTAGGATTTACATGTGGTGCATTTGACTTATTGCATTCTGGACATGTAGTAATGATGAAAGAGGCAAAAGAAAATTGTGACTATTTGATTGTAGGATTACAAACAGACCCATCAATTGACAGACAAGAAAAGAGTCAACCTATCCAATCTGTATATGAAAGATTTATACAATTAGATGCAATCAAATATGTTGATGAAATTATACCTTATGATACTGAACAAAGTTTACTTGATTTGTTAGAAGCAACAAAACCTATCCACTTAAGATTTGTAGGAGAGGACTATACAAATAAAGAATTTACAGGGAAAGGACTTCATGAAATCTACTACACTAGTAGAGAACATTCCTTTTCAACTACTAACCTTAAAGAAAAAGTGATAACTCAAAATGAATCCATTTGACTTTGTTAATGCAGTGACCTTTACCAAGAAAGATATCATGGTAGATGATGTTGCACAAAAGTCATATTCACCATTCTTGACTAATAAGTCTCTATCTTATCATCAAGATTGTATCATGTATGTAAACGAAATGAACTCGAAATCTCACCTAGATTCGACTCTTCAATTTCATTATTTCCTAAATACTTTAAGAAAAAGAAAAAGGTTTGCTAAATGGAGTAAACCTAAAGTATTGGAAAATATGAAAGTCATTGCAACTTATTATGACTGTTCAATGACCAAAGCAGAAGAATATCATAAGATATTATCTGCAAAGGAAATAAAGATAATGAAAGAGAGAATGAAAAAAGGTGGGAGACAATAATGAGTTATGACCTCTCCAACATGGTAGAGGTAGAGTTAAAACAACAAGATGATTTTCTAAAAGTAAAAGAAACCCTAACACGAATCGGTGTTGCATCTCGTAAAGAAAAAATACTTTACCAATCTTGCCATATACTTCACAAACGAGGTAGATATTTCCTCGTGCATTTTAAAGAACTGTTCTTACTAGATGGTAAGGATAGTAGTCTAATTGAATCTGATATTGGTAGAAGAAATTCTATTGCAAGACTTCTGGAAGAATGGGGTCTACTCAAAGTGATATCTAATAACCACAATGACCCAATTGCACCAATGTCTCAAATCAAAGTACTTCCACATAAAGAAAAACATGAGTGGAATCTTGTTCCAAAGTACAACATAGGAGTAGTTAATAAGTAATGTTCCAGTTAGTAATGACATTATTAAGAGTGATTCTTAAGATACCATATGTTAAAAATAGTAAAACTATGTTGAAACTTGACAAGTGGTTAGAAGAAAAGATTGGACTTGACATCATAAAACAAGAACAAAAGTGGTTCGTAAAGCATCCACTTTTGCTAGAAAGAATTGAAAAACTTGAAAAAGATGTGAAAAAACTTAAGAGTTAGGACTTACTCCACAGGCTTTACATACTTTATGCATTCGTCCAGACTTCATTAATCTGTGAAATTTTTTAAATATTTTACTAATCATAGTTATATTTATGTCACACAATTGTCACAATTCAGAATATGTAGGTATTTAATGTTATAAATACTAAAACTATGCCAGTTAAGTACAAACAATCTCATGCAAAGTTTGATAGGAATACCAAAAGGACTACTATTGAACATCATTATATGAAAACTCAATCTATAAAAGAGTTGTTAGAATGTTATAATAATGATAACACTAAACCAAAGCTCAGGCAAAAAGTAAAAAACGAGTTGATTAGACGAAAGAGATTAGGACTAGTTAATATCATAACTAGAGATGAATCTGGTAATATAGCTGAGTTTAAATAGAGGAAAAAATAATATGAATAATATTGTTAATTACTGTAAAGATAGACTAAAAGAGTTATCATCTTTAGATGGTGCTGTTATAGTTGGTATCTCTCTCGGAGTATTGGTATTAAGCCCGATTGTTCACTGGTTAGCATGGGCAGGACTTGTCTATGGAGCCTATAGAATACTCAAAGCCGATAGTTAATATTGAATTAACTGATTCTGCAATCTTAAGATTAATTGAGAAAGTAGAAGAAAGAGGTATATCTGAAATCAGACTAGGAATCACTGGTGGTGGATGCAATGGATATGAATACATATTTGATTTCAACACCAGCAGTGAACCCTCTGACCAAGTATTAGATTATGGTAAGTTTTCTATTCATATTGATAACAACTCAAGACCATTCCTAGATAATTTAGTTTTAGATTTCACTAAAACTGGATTAAGTGAAGAATTTATCTTCAACAACCCAAATGTCTCTGCATCATGTGGATGTGGTGTATCTATGACCTTCTAATTTGGTAATTTTACCATTTTAAGACCTTTCCTTTTATAAATACTTACGAACAGGAGAGATTATGTCTTTATTGAATTTTTTAAGTGAAGTGGGTGTACCTATATTTGGTGCAGTTGTTATGGCATTCTTCATATTTTTGAGTATGAAGTATATCTTTGATTCTGTTTTAGGACAAATAAAGAGTACAGAAAATATTATTAAAATGTTGGAAACTCGTGCTTCAGTCATGAATAACGATATTTTAAGGATAGATTTACTAGTGAGTAGTGCATTGGAATTAACACCACCTATTGATAGGGTTGCAAGAGCTGAAAATTTTGTAGAGGATGGGAAAATCGATGCAAGAAGAGATTGATGGAGAAGATTGCTCAAATAATAGCAGAGTTCGGATTCCCAGTTGCAATGGCACTTGCAATGGGATACTTCATCTATTTCACATGGAAGTTCATAACTGTTGAAGTTAAACCAGCACTAGGTCGTATGTTTGCTTCAAGTATCAAACTTACAGACCAATTAAGAATGCTAGACCAAGATATGATAAGACTACAGCAAAAAATCAATGTGGTTTTAGAATATCGTGAGCGTCAAAAATACTTGGAAGAGGAAAAAGGAAAAGATGAAACTAAAGAAGGATAAAGAATTACTAGTTCTTGGATGGATATTACTTTTAGTATTTGGTGCATCAAGTATAAAAGCAGATGAAATCAAATTTCAATTCAAGAACCCAAGCTTCAGTGGAGTAGGAACTGGAGCTCATTTTCTTACAATTGAGAACCAAGAGTTCACTCGTAAGAAACAAATAGAAGATGCATTGGAAGCTGCAAGAAAAGCTGCAGAAAGAGAAGCAGACAATACGACGCTAGCAAAATTTATTAGAAACCTAGAAAGCAGAATTTATGCTCAAATGGCAAAACAGTTAGTAGAATCAATGTTCTCTAACGATAACCCAGTAAGGTTTGGGTCATTTGTATTAGAAGGTTCAACAGTCACATACGAAGTTATTACAAACGAAGATGGAACAGAGTTTATTAGAATGACTATTGTTGACCAAGAAGGTTCAACAACAGTTATAGAAATACCAATAGGAACAGGATACTTTGGTGATGATGGTTCTGGTGATGGTTCTGGTGATGGAGGCGATTAATGAAATGGTTTGCTATACTAACCCTTGCATTCTTGACAGGGTGTGCATCTACTCCTAAATTTTCTGAAAACCCAGCAGATTGTGCATACGAAACTGGTAGGTTTGAAGAAGGATTTAGAAAAGATGTAGTCACTGGAGTTGCAAAGGCATGGACACGACAATACATTTGTGTTGAAAGTCCAGTAGTAGTAAAACTTCCAGCATATTTAGAATTATTAAATTTACCACCAGCAAAAGAAAAACCAATAGTTGCAGTATATTCATTTTCAGATTTAACTGGTCAAAGAAAACAACTAGACCAATATGCATCATTTTCTACAGCAGTGACTCAAGGTGCTAGTGCAATGTTAATAGATGCACTAAAAACTGCTGGTGGTGGTACATGGTTTAGAGTTGTAGAAAGAAATGGTTTAGACCACCTAGTAAGAGAAAGACAGATTGTTCGTTCTGCAAGACAGGAATGGGCAGATGCAAAAGGTGAAGAGACAAATGGTATTGCACCATTGCTCTTTGCAGGCATGATTATTGAAGGTGGAATTATAGGTTATGATACCAATATCAAGACTGGCGGAAAAGGTGCCAGAACACTTGGTATCGGATACAGTAAACAGTATCGTCAAGATGCTGTGACTGTTTCTATTAGAGCTGTATCAGTTCTAACAGGAGAAGTTTTGTTAAATGTCCAAACTCGAAAGACAATATTGAGTTATGGTTCTGGGGGTGATGTATTTAGATTCATCGAAGAAGGAACTCAACTCGTGGAAATCGAGGATGGAGTGGGTAATAATGAGTCGGTGACATACGCAACACGAAGTGCCATTGAGGCAGGAGTGTTGGAATTAATATACCAAGGCCACGATAGAGGGTTTTGGGTAATAGAGGAAGGACATAGACATCCTCACAATAGTGATGGAACTAATGACAAACATGACATTGACGAATGGTATGATGAAGTTAAAAAAATCACAGGTGAGGAACTAGAACCTTTCGAGGAGCTTGAAGAAAATGAAGAAACTAATTAGTTTTTGCTTAATTGCATTAATGTCGACTAACATTCTTTTCGCACAAGCAACTGACGATAACGAAATAAGGTTAGACCAAGAAGGTGACACTTTAACACTTTATATTGACCAGATTGGATTTGGGAACAAAATATCTCAAACATCTGCGTTTGATGATAAAATGGTTATTACTGGTACTA